GCCGAACGACCAAAGCGCTGGCGCGCCTGTAAGTCATTCATCAAAGATGAGTTCTATGTCGAGCCCAAGGCTCCACGGACTATCAACTCTCGCTCTGATTGGTTTAAAACCATGGTTGGCCCGATCTTTCATGCCATTGGTGAAGCTGTTTTTTCGCTTCCATTCTTCATAAAGCACATACCAATTGAAGAACGCATTGACCATATCGTTGAGCAAATCCGCATGTTAGCTGCGGAGATTGATGAAACTGACTTCACCAGCTTTGAGGCACATTTCAAAAAGTTGATTTTAAGCCTGATACCACACGCCGTGTATCGTCGTTACCTTGTTCGCCTGTTGGCACGTCTATGTGTCAAGATCTTCCTTTCGTTCCTTGAGGACGTCATCGAGGGTCCGCAGAAATTGTATTTCGCGAAGGTAATAATTGATCTCGTTGAAGCCGAGATGTCTGGGGAGATGTCCACGTCGCTGACTAATTCACTCACTAACTTACTGCTGTACTGCTGGCTTATGTCTCGTAAGCACAAGCGTCCTGTATGGCAAATTAAGGGTGTGTTTGAAGGCGACGATGGCATCAATTCACGACGACCGCAACACAAGTTGTCTCAGGATGATTTTAAACAGGTTGGGTTTGAGTGTAAGATGAAAACCTCGACAGACATTTCAGGCACCGATTTCTGTTCCCTTATCTTTGATGAGGTTGAACGAATCGCAATTACAGATGTAGTGAAGGTGTACATCAAGTTTGGTTGGGGGACAGGCCAGTTCATTTGCGGCAACGCAATTAAACTGCTTGAACTCTTGAGAGCCAAATCTTTCTCCATTTTATTCCAATATCCTGGTTGCCCAGTTCTCTACGAGCTTGCTCGTTACGGACTCCGAGTGACTAAGTGGATTTGCCTTGACGCGTTCATGAAACGGACGAATGGCAGGAATCATCGTGACATGGAGATGTTTCAACGGGCATATGCCAAGCGGTTTGAACTGGAGAAGCTACAGTTCAAAGAGTGCCCACGCACTCGCGATTTGATCGCACGCAGATTTGGCCTCAGCGTTGCTGAGCAGCTGGCTGCAGAGTCGTACTTGCGTGGATTGAACACGTTGCAGCCTTTGACTGCGATTCATTCGCATCACTTTCCTCGATCTACTGTTGAGTCTTGGTTTTCGTGGGTGCGTGGCGTTTCTCGCAGTCAGCTGATAGTTGGTAAACA